ATATGTATCTAAACCAGAAGTGGTGCCACTGATAATAAGTCTACCACCGTAAGCAAGATAATGTATACAATGTAAGAAATCATTTCCCTGGGGTCCCCTTGTAGTAATAGTTGTATTATTTGTTTGTTGGAATAAACCCCATGTACCACCACTTCCAGTAAACGCTACAAGAGCATTTGTAACACCTGAAAGTTTATTTAAATCTCCAACAAATGATCCTGGATCACTATAAATAATATACTGATCACCCGTACTTCCTAAAATAGGTGATGATTTAAAGTTTCTTGCGTATATCAACCAACCAAAAAGTCCACCAGGATCTTTTTCTGCCGATCCCACTCCATTTGGGGCAGCACCAGAAAATGCTGGTAGGTTAAATGTCGAACCAGCCACAATTGCAGCTACCAATGGATCACCAGAAGTTAAATTGGTATTGTATTGGCTTGAATTTAAAAATGATCCTAAAGTCGGAATTGCGTTGGGCATAGGGTACCTTATCTATTAGAAATATTTATACTTTTTTTAAGTAGGATACCAAATTACCTCACCATCTGAAAATTCTTCTCTATCTTCTGCCTGCTCACTATTTTGCATAAAAAGCACGTTATCATCATTCACATTTTCTGGTTTGGCATAGGAAAACTTTGCACTTTCAATCAAATCGTTATAATATTCCTGTCGAGAAAGCCAAGAAAAGAATACTAGGGTCATTACCAAATCGTCATGCTGACCTTCTTCAGCCTTATATGTATTTGATCTAGAAATAAATGACATTAACTCTTGTATAATTCTGTCATCATTTATTAAAAGTTTATCTTCTTCAACTAAACGCTTTAATATTGCGCATCCTAATTTTTTAGTTTGTGCAGTAGTACGTATTCCCATTTCATTTTTTCCAACTCCACCAAATCCCTGAGATAGAACTTGACCCTTTCTACCCATCACCTTAGTCATTAATAAATTTTCATAACCAAGTTCGTTATATAAGACATGTGATACCTGTGCACCAAGATCGTTTGTTTCAATTAATACAAAAGCATTATTATATTTGTCACCAGCAGCTTTAATTACTTGTGGAAAATTAAAAGGACTAATAGTATTGTTTTTATATGTTGCAACTACTTTATATGGGCTTTCAGATCCCTCTATAATTGAAAAAGCAGAATAATCAGCACCCTGTCCTCTTGATACATCTGCTTGTAAGAAATATATTTTATCTTTTATTGGTTCTTCAAAAATTCTTAAACCTTCTGCATTTTCAGATAAAAATTCTTCTGCTGCTAATAAATTTAATTTTGTTGATGAAATTAAAGTATTAGAAGATCCTAAGAAACTACAACCATACTCTTGGTTAAACTGTTCTTGACTGGTATTTGCAATCTGTTCTTCAGCCCATTCAGTATTTCGTCTTGGTCCACCTGGGGTTATTGGAACTTGAGTCCAATCAACTTCAATAGGCACAAATCTATTTTTAAGTTTATGGCCAACTGGGCGGTTAGCATCTACCCAAAGTTTATGAAAATGATTCATGCCATTTGGAGTAGAAACAATTATTAATTTGGTAGTTAAACCTGCTGAAATGGTAGGATACGTGGAAGAATAGAATTCTTCAGCAATATGGGAAGGTAAAAACGCATACTCATCTAACAACAATAGGTTATACGAGCCACCACGGATCGCTGAAGACGATGTTGCATCACAAACCACTCTAGACCCGTTTTCTAATTTAAAACTCGTCTTGTTCCATTCTACTACGCCCTGTTGTAGAAAATGTGGTAGATTTTCATACGCTAATTGAAGTTTGGCAAATAATTCGTCTTTTGCAGTCTTTAATTTATTTGCAAGAATAGCACAACTAACAGACTGGTTAAAGGTAACGTAATGAGCAATATACCCAATAACGGATGTCGATTTTCCAGACTGACGAGGCCATTTAGAAATTGTAAATCTATTATCATGGATTTTCTGTACAAAATTTTCTTGATAATCATACAACTTGAAAGGCATAATACCTTTATCGAGTGTTTTTACTTTTACATATTTGGTACAAAAATATACAGGGTCCTTAGCACACTTTATATATTCTTCTAATTGCTCTTTGGTATATTGTAATTCTATACCGGGAGGTTTTAGTTTTGGGTTATTTCTATACCCTTGATTTTTATTATTTAAGCTCATCTTTATTTACTATTTCAGCTTCTATAAGTTTTTCTGTACTTCGATCTTTATTTAATAAATTTTGAAGATCTTTTGTGGAACCCACAAATACTGAATTATTAGTTTGATTAACTTGAACTTTTTGTGCAGTAGTATCTTTAGCTTTTTTATGTATATCTAACATATTGTTATTTAAATCAGACATAGTTTTAAGTAAAATTGCAACAACTTCAAATGCTCTTGGAGAATCTGATTCAGTTGCAACTTTAAGAGCACTTTCAAGTGCTATAGTGCCAGAACCCAATAAATCTTTATAATTGGATTGTGCTAATTCATAATCCTTTTGAAAATTATTATTATCAAAAGTACCACCACTAGTATTCTTTTCTACTATTGGTTTTTCCGAAGGTTCGGAAACATTAAAAAAATTAGACAAATTTTTATTTATATTCATAACAACTAACTAATAATATTAATAATTCCAATCAAAATCAAACGTTATTCCAGGTACATCGACACCGGTAATTACATTCTTTGTCTCAACATTACCAAAGATATATGATTTAGCAACAAAACTAAAACTTGAAATATTGATTCTACGGTTTCCAAAATCACCATCGTATCTTTCACTTATATTATTACTTAGCATAGTTATAGGAATTCTAACATCACTCTGTGCACTATTCATGTCAATTGTTATAATATGATCTGGATTAAAATATGGAATAATTTGTTCTACAATTTGTAATGTATCATTTAAATGTCTTGTATAGACAAACAATGAAAAAGCAACATTTACTGGTACTTCTTGTGATATAATGCCAGCAGTAGGACCAGTACAATTACCAGGAGATCCTGCCATTGTTTTAGTATTATTTGATTTATTTCTTCTTCTAGATGGGTCTGTGGTAACTGATGACATCATGTAACTTAGTCTAGGAAGTTGATTTTCAATACGAGTACCATCATTTATTGAGGAAGTTTCTAATAATCTTCTAATAAATTTTTCTTGAGGAGCATAAGTAATTGGAACACGAATTGTTAACGGAGTAACAGCATTATCTGGATTGGTATGCTGTACATCGATGTTGCTGAATAATGAACCAAAACCAACTACAAGTTTTCTTAAATTTTGATTATAAAAGTAATTAAACATTTATGTTCCTATTAGCATGGTTCATTTTTATCAACATTAAACAATACAGCTTCATCATCTATAACATCATTTATTCCAGCAGTTGTACCTAGAATATTATTGCGAGGAATTATTACACCACCAGATAGACCCTTAGTAATTGTAGATACACTATCAATATATGAAATATTTGTATTGATCTTTTCGTAGCTATAAGTGAATAGTTCAGCTGTTATATAATATGAATATAATTTTCCTAATGGATAGAATGGATTTTCATGTTCTACAAAATTTATTTCAAATAAAGATTTTGATGCAGGAAAATAAATGAGATCACCTTCACGGGGTCTGGTGATTGTTGTATCATTAATAGTAACTTCTTCACTAAATCGTTTTCTTGAAAATACCAATGTAACCTTATCTTTAATTTCAATCCCAAATTGAGATATGATATCAGTACCTTCAAATCCTTTATATGATTGTAAATACATTTCTAGTGTATATGTTTTAGTAAATGATGAAGCTGGATTTTCACCAAATATTTTATCTATATTCAGATACTGCCTAGGAACATATAGACAATCTTGACCAGTTGCTTTTATGATCTCAATAGTCATATCTTCAACAAGATTTTGTTCATTTCCATAATTATAAAAATAAGGATTGACTGCCATTTTTATCCTATCATTGGGTCCACAGGTAATTCCTGTGTTTTTAGGAGGGTAAGTTCAATTTCTCTAAGTTCTGATACAGCTTCATTTAATATTGCTGCGGCATTTAACATAGCCCCACCAGGTAAAGGAACTCCAGAAAATTTAATTAAATTTTGACCCCATTGTTTCTTTAATAATGCAGTATAATATCTTTTAAATATTCGGTCATTCCAAACTTTTTCATATTTATATGGATCAATCTGAACATATGCTTCGACCATTAAATATTTTCCATTTGACATTGACGAATAATCTGTATCTAAAAATAATGTATCTGTTGTACGAGTATATGTGTAAGATACTGGATAATTAAAAACATCATTTATAAGTTTAACATAACTCATAGCTTCCATATACGCAGCCATGGGTCCAGATGGAGTGGCAGATTGATTATTATAAAGACCAAAGAAATCAAATAAAGTCATCTGATATCTCAAATCAAACATATAATCACCAACCTCATTAGTTGGTGTAAACACTTTAGTTATTGTTCTAATATCCGTTGCAGCAGGCCAATATCCGGTTGATCCGTCTTCGTTAGTCTTTAATTTGGCACCTAAAGCATTGCCAAAAGTAGTAGTATTAAAAGATTTGGCAACAATATCTTCAGGAGTTATAAGATATACGTAAAGTGCTCTCTGATTGAAGTCAAAATGACGTTCAAACATGTATTCTAAGGCTTCATCCAATCTATCTTCGGCTTGTTGGGGGTCTATATTGATCTGTAATACAGGAGCTCCAAGAGATCTAAAACAATAGTTGATAAATTCTTGTCTTGTAGTGGGTTTCGCCATTATACAAATATTTATGAATTCTCTATAATTTTATTTACTTCAGCTATTATATTTTCTTTTTCTTCAGATCTACCAACAGTTACCTGTATTAAATCTAATAATTCTGGATCAAAATTTTCAATTTGTTCTTTTCTTTCTGGTGAAAGAGTAGAATTTGGATCATAGTTAGTAAACCCAGGTAATTGTAATGGACAATTTAAACTGGGGTAGTCTAGTTTAGCATATTCACCATCGGCTTTTATTAACCAGGTATTGCTATTATCACCACAACCACATCCACCACAATAAAAGTATTCAGAATTGTTGCTTTTTCTTAAATTGTGGCAAGGAGAAATATCTCCATGCCCAAAACAAGCAACTGTTCTAATTTTTTTAGTTATTAGATCGGTTTTATTATTTGTTAAACCGCGACTAGCTAGAGCCATAGCCAATGAGACCATTTTTTTAAACATTTTTATACACTTTCATAAACTACAGTCATTCCTGCTGGAATAACATGTTCAGACAAAAATAATTTATGCTTATCTAATATATTAGCCTTTATATTTACTACTCCTGGAGCAGAAGTGTATACTTCTGTTGTAGAGTAAGGCATATCTAATAAAGATGTCAAAATATATTTAATACCTTTATTAGTTCCCTTTATATCAAAATATGAACCCTGTACTTGAATTGAGAACCGCCTTATATTTGGCAATACATCAGATAATGCATCACTTGAAAAATCAGCACTGGGAAAATAACTTTCCGCAATACCCTGTAACAATTTATAATCAATACTCATACCGCAACGAATATTCTCCCAATCTAATTGAGCACCATATCCATATTTAAG